TTTGCAATGTTGTAGTCAGTTGCCTGTGCCATTAGGTGATCTGCCTGCCGTGACCGACGGCCTGGTAGTCAAAGGTCTTGCTCACCATGCTACCGCCACTATTGCGGAAGGTCACTGTAAAGCCAGTCCTGCTGATACTGCCGACCGTGAAATAGTCACCCGTCGCCATGTCCTGCGCGGTGATACCCACGCTTGGCGTGCCGTAGAACGCTGTTGGGAATGTGACCGCATACGCTCCGGCGCCGCTGCTTAGGTTGCGTTGCTGCTCCGTCCGCCGCTCGAAGTGCGTGATCACGCCCAGCTCCTCGATCACCACGTTCTGCGCCGCGTTGGTGGTGGTGGCCACAACCTTGAACTGGAACCCGCGCCCACGATGGGTGTTGTTCACAAACGGCTGCCAGCTTGCCCAGGTCGGCGTGCCAGACGGGTTGCTGGTGGTTGTGCGCACGAACAGTTGGCAGTTAGCCGCGCCAAGGTCATCGCCGTCGATGTCATCCCACAGGTCAATCAGGTCAAGGCGTTCGTCCCATGTGTTGCCTGGCTCGTAGGCGCGTGTCTTAAGGATCTGCTGCAGGCCAAGGTCGTAGGTGGCGCCAAGGTCCAGTGTTTCGTAAAACTGGTAGCTGCCTTCACTGGCTGAACCGCCGATGTAGTCAATCAGACCAAGGCCGTCCCAGTTGTTGTCAGTGGCCATGTCATCAACCAACTCATCAGCCGCCAGCACCAGGCCCACCTCGGCCTCGTTGTAGTACAGGTTCGTGCCGGTGCCATTGAACGGCGGGCTGTTGTCTTCCTCTCTGTATTGCTGCACCAGCAGCAGGTCCTGAGGAGCGGGCAGGTCAACCACGACCGTGGCCACGCCTGACGACTCATTGCCGAGCGAGTCAAAAGCGCGGATGAAGTAGGTGCCCTCAAGCAGTGGCACGATCTTGCGTGTGCTGCTGCCTGCAACGGCTGGCACGATGTCGTTGGCTTTGCCCCATGTCGCCGTGACATCCGTGATAGGCGTGTGCCTGATGCGGATCTTGCCGCCGATCTTTACGTCTAGGTCAACGGCCTGCGGCCAGTACAGCTCAGCCGTGTGCTCGTCGATCGGGGCGATGAACAGGTCAGGGATCGTGGCAGGTGGTGCGGTCTTGCCGATCGCGTCGAAGGTCTTGGCTGCCGGTGTCGAGCGCTTGCTGTTGATCGCGCCCAGTGCTGTCACCTCGATCTCGTAGCGGCCAACGTCGCTGTTGCCAATCTCGAAGTCAACCGAGCGGGTCGTGTTCGCTACCCAGTTGCCATTGTTGTAGCGGTAGCGCACCTCATAGCTGAGTGCCCGAGCAGCCGAACGCCAGCCGATGATCAGCTTCGACAGCACCTGCCCGTTGCTTTCGTATAGCACCTCATTGACGCCTAGGTTGGTTGGCGTTTCAGGTGGTTCGTTCAGATCTGATACGTCGCGCTGGCTGAGAGGGATGTCCCGCTCGATGTAGTCATATTTCGTTGCATTATGAGCAACGGCTGTGACAGCAAAGGCGTCACCTTCTTCTTTAATCGTCAGCACCCGCCACGTTGACATCGCAACAGTTGAATCGCCAATGGTCCACGGCGCACCAGCAACAGGCGCTGCAGTCAAGACAGTGCCAGTGCTGACTGAGTTGCCCACAAGCGTTGAGCCTGCAACTACAGCCAAGGTGCCATCAGGCAGCAGCACGTTCAGGGTGAAGTTAGGTGGTGGGCCGCTGGGGAACAGTGCAACGTCATCGCGGTCCAGCTTGACCACCGTCGTTGTTGAACCACTTGTGCAGCGGCCGGAGCGCACCACACCAGCACGCACAGGGTCGCCAATCTTGATCAGGTCACCAGGCCGCACCGTGATACCAGCGGCGATGTCCGTCTTAAAGCTGACGACCTCAGTCTCGTTCTGTTCGGTATACAGCAACCATTCGCCAACGCGGCGGGCTTGGTTCTGGCTGGTGCAGGCAAACGCTGAGATCTCTGTTTTGACGACACCGAATTTGTTGATTCCTTCTTTGTCTTCGACCACCTCATAGGCAAGGTCGCGCAGGTTCATGTCGAAATACTGCACAACAGCGACGGTGTGCCGTGTCTTTAGGCTGCTGCCGCTATAGCTGAATCCTTCCTCGGTGACGTTGGTCTGGTTGAAGATGTAGCTGTAGTCCTGCGGCCGGTCCTGCGCAATCTCAAGCGTGCCATTGGCCCAGAACGGCATGGCTCGAAACACTGAGCACAGATCGCTGATCAGCTTGAACGCTTCCTGCTGCGTCTGAATGACGACGTTGCACGAGAAGCGCGGCTCCTGGCCTGTCTTCCCATCGGATACAACCTCGGTGCAATATTGACTAGCGGCAAGGAAGCTCCACTTGTCGAGCTGCGTCGCGTCGATGTGATCACCGAACCCGTACCGCTTGCTGGTCAGCAGGTCCCACAGGATCCACGCGGGGTCTGTCGTCCACTGTGCTGCACCAAAGTTGCCTGACCATGTGCCCGCATAGATCAAACGGCCGTTGGTCTGGTTGACGGTGGCATTGCTAGGGATGCGCACCTTGAGGCCACGCAGGCGATATGAGCGCGAGGGGATGCTGTTGAACTGTTCAGCGCTGAGCTTGACGGCGAACAGTGCGCTGTTGGGGTAGGTGGTCTTGGCGTTGATCTTTTCGGTGTAGTCGTACCAATAAAAGTCGCTGTTCTCTGTCTGCTCACCTGATGGTGCGGCATCTGCATTGACACGCACAACGCGAATGTCAACCGGTGGTGGTGCAGTCAGATCAATGCGATGAACTCGTTGGAACAAGTCAGCCGTGCGTCCTCGTATTTCTGGCTCAACAACAGTTGTAAATGGTCCACCGCTGTATGAAGTTTGAATCCTGTATTGAATGACAGCGCCCTCAACATCGCCGTTGTTCTTGAAGATCTGAAGTGCAGGCGTGCCGATCGTGACGCGCACAGCGTTGACATCAGGGTCAGTGATCGACCGCGTTACAGGAGAGTTATATGTGACCTTGGTGTTGACGACTGTGGTGCTCTGGTTGGCGTCGCCTACGTTCTGGGTATAGGTCTGATTCTGCGTGCCGGTGCGAAACTCAAAAACGCCGCCAGTTGTGTCGAAGTTGTAATCAGAAGCCTGAACGGCGGACGGGTTGGCAGTCGAGCGAAGGATCGGCGTGTTGTTGAGATAGACATCTTTCAACATCGCAATGTTGTATTCCGTCGTGCCAAGCGTGTAACCACTTGCCGATGGGAACCCTTGAATCTCACCTTCACAAAGAAGGTCAATAATCCGCGCTACCTGGCGTGAATCAAGATTGTCTTTTGTAACGTTTGCACTACCGCCACCACCACCGCCACCACCGCCTTTGCCACCACCACCACCACCGCCAGCACCAGCGATTAAACGCTTCGTCATGACGTAACCTCTTCAGTGTTGATGCCAGCCGAAACGACAATACTTCCAGTAAACACTTCGCCGTAAATAATCGGCACAGGCACGCCCTGTCGCGAGACGTTCTGAATGCCAGAGAAGCTGTACGACTTGCGCGGGTCGTTGTCGCCGTCCATGCCTTGTTTAATTGTCGGCGTAGGGGTCAACATTTGCGATAGTCCGCCCAGCACAAGCGCCCCACCCAGCAAGCCAATTTGCGTCACCGTTGCACCAGCAAGACCCAGGCCAAGGCCAGGAATAAAGATTGCAGCAGCAATCAGCGCTATACCCGCAAGGACCTGCCCAACGCCCTCGGCGCCAGCGATCACCGGGACAATCCTGATCGGCTCCTGACTGGCAACAGGAAAGTGCAAATGCTCTGGATGATCGACCAGATCAAGCTGATTTCTGCCCACGGTGACCTTGTAATCGCCCTCTGACAGCACACCGCGCAGGTCAGGGAAGTTGGCAAGTAGAAACCGGATCGCCTCGGCCGGGGTCTTCACAGCAGCCTTGAAGCTGCGCTGCCCTAGATGCTTTGCCAGCTTGCCGTAAACCTTGATGACGCGGAACATCTCAACACCTGCTCCTGTGCCTGACGATCAAGCCCGTGCTCTTCTGATAGTAGCCACCCC